TATGTGGTGTTGGTGGGCGGCAATGCCGTGGGCGTGACTGCCACGATTATGAGCGTGATCGGCCATGGCGTGAACGTGCGGCATCGGATGCGTGTGATTAGGGATGATCAAGCTGCGGTTGCCACCGGGAGCATTGAGCGTGCCGAAGCGAGCGTCACCGACCTGGCGTCCGACCGGCATTCGCCCGCTCAGGTTGGGCAGGTTGAAAGTACCGTCGGACCCGCCGTAGGCGTAGCTGATAGCTGCAAACAGCGCCGCGTACAGCGGGTCCGTGGTCGATTTCGGTGAACCGTCGCACAGCGCCCATCCGGCCGGTGCTGCTGCCCCGGCGTACTGCCAGATGACTCCGACCGGTATCCCAACAGTGTCGAGATATTGCTTCGAGATGGCGTGCGTCGGCAGCGACGGCGGGGCACCGAGCAGATTGAGTGGAGCCTCCATCGCCACCGAACCGTCGCGGTGGATCAGGTCAGTGGCGACGTAATCCTCGATCGTCTGGAAGTCCCAGTCGATGTCGATGGCCGAGGCTGGCATGTTGTTGAGGATTGGCCGCAGTGGCGGCATTGCTGTCATGTCGGCCCCTATGTCGTCAGTTCACGCGTGTTGACTTTGAGCACGATGGCGTCGATGCCCCAGGCAAGCGCCAGCGTGTGATCGTTGGGAGCGAACTCCAACTGCACAGCACGCGCCCATCCCAACGATGTGCCGCGCGTGGCCGGATTGGCAACCCTTGGTCGCACCAACACGTCGCCAGCCCGGTCGGTGACGCCTGCTCCGAATATCGGCACCGGTCGCTCTGGGTGCGCTCCGTCCGGGTCGCCGTCGCCCCAATCGAACCCGTTGCCGAGCGGATCACTGAAGCCACCCGCGCGCCAGAACAATCCGCCCCCAGCTTCGATCATGAAGGCGTGCGAACGGCGCTCGTCGTTCGGGTTGTAGTTCCAGAACGTCGAGACCTTGATGGCCACGGTCGATGGCGGGACACGCGCAATCAGGCGCGGGCGCAGAAACGACTTCTGGCGCTCGGGCCAGCCTGCGTCCTGCCAACTGGTGCGGTATCGACAATGAAACCCGACCGCTGGTTGTCCCTGCACGAGCATGTCGCCTGCGATATCAGGATGGCGTTCGACGGCGAGCACACCGGCCACGCCGGTACAACCACACGTCACGACAAGCGGGTATTCGGCAGTGATGTCGGAGTACTCGACGGTGCAGGCGATCGTGCCGAGCGGTGGCTTGTGACGTACCCACGACCCATTGTTCTCCGGGTCGTAGACGAGCACCGATCCGTGCGAGCCGTCCTGCAGCGCCTCCCATTCCCACGGCACCGAGCACCACAGACGGCGCGCCATCCACGACAGCCAGATGTCAGTGGTATTAGCAAGGTTGTCGAACGGCCAGCGTTGGTTGCGTGAGATTTCCTGGGGCGTCTGACCACTGTAGACGTAGACGCCGTTGCGACCAGTCGCCGAGTAGAAGTAGACGGCGTCCTCGGAGCGGGTCACGCATGTCGGGCTCGGAGTACCGACCGACGCTGACACTTTGCGGCGCTGCCAGGACGACAGTTCATAGCCGTAGAGGGCATGGACCGAGTCGGTCTTGAAGATCAGCAGGTGATCGTCGAAGGATCGGATGGCGGTGATCTGACCGCCGCCTTCTTCGATGTCGATGTAGTCGTTGAGCGCCCAATCCTCGGGCTCGTCAGGATGCGACCAACGAATCCGATTCGGGTAAACGACGCTGTCTTCGCGGGTATTGGCGGCGAACAGGTAGCCGCCGTGCGGTTCGAGATGTTCGGCGGCTGGCATCGTGCCGCGCACCGGGATCGTGTAGTTGTTGTTCCAGTTGGCCGCTGCCGACACAGTCAGCGCGGCACCTTTGTTCCCGGCTGCGGGCAGGTTGGTCACTTTCCACGACGGATTGGACTTACCGCAGGCGATGTAGACCGTATTGCCCCATGCGGCCGGGTCAGCGAGATGAGGCACCGCTCCACACACCAACCCGAGGTCAGTGAACGCTGTGTTCGGGCCCGCCGCCCAAACCTTGGTGCCATTGGCGATGAACACCGCGAACGTGCCGTTCGAATATGGATGCAACTGGGCATTGCGAGGACGCCAGTTGTCGACCGGAGTGGCGACGATATCGGACGGGTTCCAGCGCGCCCAGCCGGGACGGGTGTAGAAGCCACCATAGGGATCGACTTCCATGTTCAGCATCCCCGGCGATTCGTTGGGAGCCAACTGGAAGTCGGAGCGCGTGGTATTGACGCCGCCTGTGAAATCGGTCAGGTTGATCGTTTCCAGGCGGCGACTCACGGCACGGTCTCGACCGGCGGGGCTATGAACGTCCACGCGTTGGACGGGGGACAGGCGTAACCGACAGCGCCCGCCATCACCAACGGACGCTGATGAACCGGGTCCATGATCGCCTGCCGCGCAATCTCGACATCGGCCAGCCAGCGCGCCATGTACGACTGTTCCAGCTGTTCGTCTTCCTGCTGGGCATAGGCGAGCGCCACCGCGTAATGGGTGAGCGGCAAGTGCAGTCGTGGGTCGCAGTCCGGTGATCCTTCCGGCGTCAACCACACCAGCGGCGTGCGATAGCCACGCAGTCTGTACGTGCGTTCTTCGACATGAGTGCCTTGCGGCCAGAGATAAATCTTGTCGCCCCAAACCGAGTACAGCCCTGCCGTCGTCATTCCACCGTTACCACCGACGAAACGATCTTCGGCCCAGACCTGGGGAACCATCCCGAGTCGCGCTCCGCTGGCGGCATCGGTCAGCGCCATGATCCCAGGCTCTGCCACGTCGCCCGCCAAGGTCAGTGTGTTCTCGCCGGGGGCGAGTACGAGTTCCCACGTCTGGGCGTAGAACGGCCAACGTGTCTCGGCATTGACCGTGCGCTCGAAGCCCTGCTGCAGATACACGTCGATTGTGGCGTCCGGCAGATCGGCGGCGTCGGTCTGCGTCTGGGTGCGGACGATCGAGCGGAGTTCGATGAGCGTCGTCACCCGAACAGGTCTTCCGCTGTCACCGCAGTCTCGGGCTCAGGCTTTGACTTCGGTTTGGCCTTCGGCTTCGACTTCTCGCCGGTCGGCGACTCGTAGGCATTGCCGACCGCCTGATACCGCGACGCAGGAGCCACGTTGCGGCCACCGGAAGCGTTGATGTGTGTCTTGTCGGTGGCGCGTGTGCCGTAGTACTCGCCGATCGTCTTCGCCGATTCCTTGGTGGCATTGACGGGACGACCATATGGATTATTCGGCTTTGGCATAGCCCCATCCTCTCATGGAGCCAGCCCCGGCCCCGCGGGAGCGGAGGCCGGGGCTGACAGGATCAGGGTGCCTTGGCGATGCCGGTCAGCTTGAAGTGCTTTGAGCGGTTGCGCACCGTGAGGTTGCCGTAGGTGGTGATGAACGACACGCGGGCATCGAGCGCCTCAGCCGTCGTGACACCCACGGCACCACCAGCAGTTTGGTTGCCGGTCGCGGGGGCGCTGACCGAACCGGACAGACCGGCGCTGAACGGCGACTGCTTGAAGTTACGGTCCTTGTGGATCGCCAGGCCGAGGTACTCGGAGTTGATCCCGTACATCGTGCCCGCCGGGCACTCGGCGTCCCACATGATCGGGACGTTCTCGAACAACAGGTTGCGGAACCCGAGGTTCGCCTTGTCGGTGTCGGTGTAGCGCACCTGCGGGGTGAGCGTCGACTCGTAGAAGGCGTACGTCGCCGGGTCGGTGATGATGATGTCGACCTGATCGCTGCCGTTGTCCGACGTGGTCATCACGGCGGTACGGATCGCCGTTTCGAGCCCGGCTGCGTCGACTGCGCCGACCGCCGCCTCGTACGACTTCCACCATGTGTCGACGGCCGGGTCGATGCCGCCGACCGGCGTGACCGAGTCGATCACGGCGTCGAGCGAAAGCCAGTCGTTGGCAGGCACGGCCGAGATGTAGGTGCCGTACAGCATCTTCGCCATCTTCTTGCGCATCGTCATCTCGGACTGCTTGATCTTGGTTTCGAGCAGGTTGATGCGCTGCTCGCGCCCGGAGTTCTGGGCCTCGTCGAGACCGGAGATGATGATGGTCGAGAACCACTGCTTCCAGGGGAAGCGAGCCGCGGTCAGCGAGTCGGTCGGCTTGACTTTGAGCACATCCCATTCGCCGTAGGTGTCGGCCTGACCCTCGGCATACAGGAGCGGCTCGATGATTTCATAGCCACCGTCCTTGATTTGGACACGCCCACCGGAGAGCAGATGCTCCAACAGCGGATTCTTCTTGAAGATGTTGTCGGTGTAGGTGCCACGCACGTTGTGCATGGTGCTAGTCAGCATTTCGTCCCAAGTGCTTGGAACGTGGGTGGTTGCCATTCGGATAGCCCCTTGTCGGGTACGACCGATCAGCGATTGTGGCGGGCCTCAACTTCGTCGTAAGCCGCTTCGATCGCCTCTCGGTAAGACGAGTACGACGGATTCGCAGGAGTCGGCGATCCGCCGTTCACACCAGTTCCGTTGCCGACCACCGCAGCCGCTTGCGCCGCTGCCGCTTGACGTTGGGCTTCCGTCTCCTGCTGCTCGCTGGCATGTTGCTGCTGCGCCGCCTGCTGGGCTTGGAAAGCCATCGCCTGGTACACCATCGGGAGCATCTCGATACCCAGACCCATGTTCATGGTCTGACCTACGACTGCCCTGATCTGATCGTCGTTCAATCCGTACTGCTGCTGCAGTCCGTACACCGCACCACGTAGTTGATCATCGGCTTCGCGCTGTGCGATTCGCTGTTCGAGTGCTTCGCGTGCTCGGCGCTCGATGACGATTTCGCGTTCCAGAGGATCGTCGTACTGATCGAGGTCATCCTGTGCATCAGCAACGGCTTGCTGCTGCTGCGGCGTCAGACCCAAATACTGCTCGACTGTCATCCCTGCCCGAGAGGCAAGGACTTGCATCGTCAACCCAGGGTTCTGCTGCATCGCCTGGTGGAGTCGGATGGCATCTTCTGCCTCTCTCCGTTGCTCCGCAAGCTGCTGGCTGTGGCGTGTGAACGCCGCCTGTCGTTGATACCCCTGTAGCGCTTCCGATAGTGGGACCGAGATTTCCTCGCCGTCGACCTTGACTCGAACGTGCCTTCCGGCAGTCGCTTCGTCGATATCGAGATACTCGGGCTCCGCTGGCGGCGGTGCTGTGGACTGATCCGGCGACTCGACTTGTCCGCTCTCAGCGGGATCACTGTCAACCGGGGTTGCCTCAAACGAGGCGGATGGATCGCTCACGAGTGCCCCTTCGACTTGTTCGTGTGAGCCGGATACTAGTCACACGCAGATCAGTACGGGGGCATTGCCTCGATCGGCGGGCCACCACCGGGGATCATTTCCATCTGGGGCTGTTGCATCATCTCGGCCGGGAATGGCATTGTCTCCATGCCCGGCGGCATCGGCGGTGGACCCTGGGGCGGCGGAGCCTCGGGTGGCGGGCCACCGAGTTGCTGCAGGGATTGGTCAGCGCCGGGCGGCGGAGGCGGGGGCGGAGGCTGCTGCACGAACCGCCCGGCGTCCTTGATCCCGAAGCCCTTGGCGAGCAGTTCCTGATACAGAGCGGGCATGTTGACAACGCCCGCCTCCATGAACGGCATCGAGGCATCGACGATCTGCAGCGCCGACTGACGCCGGAAGGTCTCGTTGCGGGGCTCGGTCGAGCCGCCCTGAACCTCGAAGTCGAACTCGCCTTTGATGCGATCCTTGTCGAATCTGACCCAGCCCCGGACGGGCATGGTGACGATGCGAGCCACCTGATCGCCGGTCGTGTACTGCTGCATCAGACCGACGACGCGCTCGGCGACTTCGGACAGCACGAGTTCGACCTTGGCGAGACGATCCTGGGCGCGGGCATTGGCGGCATCTTGGATCATTCCCGCTTCGGTGGCGGTGCGCCTGATCTGTTGCTGTGGGGAGCCGCGCTGGTAGTCGCTGACGCCTGAGACGCGATCGAGGTCGTTGCTGATCATCGTCGACTGGTCGAAGAACTCGGCAGGCGTGATCACGACCGGGACGGGTGCGATCGACGATCCAGGCTCCTGATCACCTTGGACCGGGATCATCACGTTGTCACGATCGGACTCCAACGCTTCGACGCCATCGGTGTCGAAGCGGTCGCGCGCGTACACCCATGCCCGGCGGAACTTCTTGCGATAGTTGAACATCGCCGTGCGGGTCTCGTTCAGTTCCAGTTGCAACGACTCGATCTGGGCAACGTCGCCGATCGGGTAGAAATGATCCGGTATCTCGTAGTTGCGCAGCATCACAAACGGATGCCCGAACGCGTACGGCATGGTCACCGGCTTGATCAAATAGACCGGCTCGTCCTGATCGTCACTGGTCGGGCAGAACGTGCAGACCTTGTACCGCTTCAGGTCGTAGAACTCGATCACTTCGCAGAAACGAATCGAACCCTGGTTCGGCTTGTCGCCACTGTCGCGTGCATCGCCGTCGTTGTTGTCCCAACGCGACCACGACGAACCACTGACCTTCTTGCGTGCGCCAACCGCGTAACGACTGTCGACCTGTACGTCTTGCACCGGTCGCCACGTCCGCTGGGCGATCCAACGCATCTCTTTCGGGTGGCGGGCGTCGGGATCGACGAACATGTCGAAGATGCTGACGCGTTCGATGAAGGGGCGATCCTCGTCCCATTGCAACATCTCGGATTCGACGTTGCCCTCTTTGTCCTCGCGGTCGTCGATGCCTTCTTCGGGCCCGGCGTCGGCACCGTCGTTGTTGTTGTCGACAGTGTCAGCGGCTTTGACTTCGGGCGGCTTCGTCCACTTGTAGCCGCACTTCACCCAACCGTGCCCGACGAGCAGCCAGTCATTGATCGCAAGTCGGAACTCACGCTGGTAGTCGTAGGTACGCCATAGCCAGTTGAGCACTTCTTCGGTGATGATCGCGGTGAAGCCTGATTCGGGGTTGCGGGCATTGACGACGAAGCGCGGGTTATTGATCGCCACGGCCGGGGCCATCACGTTGATCGTGGCGAACACCATGTTGACAACGAGTGCATCGGTCGATGGATCGCCGTCGAGATACCGACCCTGATACAGGTCGATGTAGCGCTTCCACGCCTTGTCGTAGTTCGTCGTCGACGATGTGCGCCAGTTCTTCGAACGCTTCAACTCGTTCTGATAGAAGCTGAGTAGCTCGGCCTGCGTCTTCACGATTCTGCCCTCTCGATGTTGGGCCTGCGTGCCAACTCACGTTCGTTGTCGGTGCCGAGATGTTCGCGTAGGTACTCGCCTTTGGTCATGTGCCAACCGCCCTGGCCGACGAGCGCCCCGCCTCGGAAGGCGAAACCGATGCCGCTTACGCGACAACGGAAGCACTCGTCGCGGCCAGGTTCGACCGGCTTGCCGCAGGCACAGTTCACTCGACGCCGGTTTGCTGATCGAGCCACGAAACGAGGGTGGCTCGATTCTTGTTGGCTCGCTCCAAGTTGAGGATCGCTTGGATGATGTCGTCGCGCTGATCGTCCACCGCCAGCCCGTCGACATGAGCCTTGACTTCGTCGATGGTGTGATCGCCGGGGTCGTAGACCATCGGGTCTTCGCTCGGTGAACCGGTGCGCTCGATGATGCCGACACCCATCCCAGGGAACGGGGCCCAACCACCGCCACCGGTCGCCTGGTACGTCACGGTGTAGTCCTTGTACGCACCGGCATCGGTGATGGCGGTGATCTTGTATTCGATCCACTCCGCCAGATTGGCGGAGTTGTAGAGCCGGATCGGATCATTGACGATCATCCCCGCCAACGGATCGCCGACGCTGCCGGGTCCGAACGTCTCGCTGACGAACAGGTGCGTGGCCGCTGAACCGACCGGCTGATTAGCGCGGATGCAGGCGCTCCCTGGCGGAGTCACGAACAACTGCTCCCACGTCAGGAACGCGTACGGAACGACGACACCGGGAGCCGTACCCGGCCACCCCAATGTCCCCCAGTTCACACCGGACGGCGGGTTGGCACGCTTATCAGCGCGCTGCCCCTTGCGCTGATGCTTGCCCTTGGCGTGGGGACGCTGATGGCGCTGGGTACGGGTCTTGGCCATCAGGCGTCAGCGTCCTTGCGGCCACCATGAGTCTGGGACTTCAGGCCCTCAGCAGCTTCGGCAAGTTCCTGGCGTACCGCTTCGCCTTCGCCGTTGGCGATGCGCTCATCCAACTGCTGTTGGCTCCACTTGCTGATTTCCATCTGATCCTCGGGTCCGACCTCGGGGTCTTCGAGCGTGGCACCGCCCTGAAACTCGGTCAACGCCTCGACATCGGAATCTTGCTTCTTACCGGTCATGTCCTTGCCTCCTTGATTTGGGTGGATTCTCTCACTTCGGACGTACCGCGAATGAACCAATCGGTTCGCGGTCCTTCGTGATCGACTTACGGCCCGTACCCGCGAGCACGTCGCTGAAACTCTGACCGAACGTCTGACGCTCCCACCAGCCCAACGATCCCTGCGGTGGGTCCTTCTTCGGCGTGAACTCGGCGAACCACACGAACTTCAGCATCTGGACAGCGATCGCCAGGCTGATCACCCGGTCGTCGAACGGCGACCCGGTCATCTTGCCCTTGTCGGTTCGCACGAACGTCCGCAACTCGGCGAGCGTCTCAGCGTCGTGCAGCTTCAGCTTGCCCTCGGGGCGTAGCTCTTTCGCCAACTCGTCGATCATGAGCGGCTTACTAACCTGCGTCGTGTGGAATCCGAGCACGTCGGTTGGGACAGAGTGTTTGTACTTCGGGGATCGCTCGTAGTAGATCGGGAAGTACTTGGCGCGCTGGATGGCCTTCAGGACGGTCAGTCCATGATTGTTGGATTCCACCCCGAGCAGGGCCTGACGATAGAAACGGCCAAGCGGTACGAGGACATCACTCCCGAACAGGTCGGGGTCGATGAGGCCGTGCCAATGCGCTACTACTTCACCGTTACGAGCGTTGATGACGTGCGCCGATGCTTTGTCGCTGTGCTCCAACCCCTGGGAAGGGTCAGCGCCCACGACATAACGATCGTCATCATTGGGCCACGACCATACGCGGAGGGCACCCCCGTCTTCTACGAAGCGAAGTTCGGGAGTCAGGTAGCCGCGCGTGAGTGGATCAGTCGACTCAATCTCACGAAGCATTCGCAAATCGAAGACCGGGCGTCCTGATTTCAGGAACGCATCCTCAGGATTATCGGGGTACTCCTGCGCCATCTGCCAGTCAGGCAGTTCGGCCGAACGGGCGTCGTACCAGGCTTGGTCGCGACCGTTCGCGGACCACGGAAAGAACAGCGGCTCGAAGCGGTTGTTGCCGCTGATCGCTTCGCCCCACAGACGATGGAACAGGTTGCCCTCACCATTTGCAGTAGAGAGCATGATGATGCGTCCACCAACGTCTGCTACCGGTTCGATCGCGCCCCAGGCTTCCTCGCTGTTGGGCAGGAAGGCGAGTTCGTCGACGACAACGAGATAGGCGGATTCGCCTCGGGCTGGGTCGCTGGCTGATGGCAACGACTCTATGTAGCTGTTGTTGGTGAACTGGATCGTGGTCAGCGTTTGGTTGACGGGCCCGCCGCGCCACTTCATCCAGTCCGGCAGGAACTGGTAGCCGTACTTCGATTTGCTCAACAGCTTGATCGCTTCGCGCTCGGTGCGTGACAGCATCAGGATCGAGCGATCGCTGTAGAAGAACGAGAGCCAGAAGGCGAAAGCAGCGAGCAGCGTCGAGAATCCGATCTGGCGTGCCTTCAGGATCAAGCTGTAGCGATGGTTGAGCCACGAGTGGACTGTCTCGATCTGAGCCTCGAACAACTCGAACTTGATCCGCCCCTTCTCGGGATGACGGATGTACCAATACGTCTCGCAGAAGTAGATGAAGCCGTCGAGCAGTTTGGCCGGGTCCTGCGTGTTGGGCGCGCACTTGCGCCATTCACGCTCGTTGAAGATTTCCTCGAACGAGTACTGGTCGTCGAGCAGATCAGTCACGGCACCGTGACGACATCCGGGGGCCAGTTGGCGACGACGGCTGACGTGATCGCACCATCGGTAACGACATCCTGGTCGTGTCCGGGTGCGCCACGTCCGGCGTTGACGCCCGACTCGTACTCCAAATCGACGGCGTCGGCGACGGCCCAGAACATGCCGGTGAGATTGGCGCTGCCTTCAATCACGCGTCGAGCGAACTGTGTGTCAACGAGCGCCGGGTTGCCGATCGCTTCGGAGAACACAGCAGCGGTGACACGGTCACGCAAGTCGGGATCGTTGGCGGCTCGCGCCACAGTGCTCTGGCTCATGCGATGACTCCTTGGTATTCGCCGTTGGACGGCTCTGGCTCGTGAGGCTCCTGCATCGCAGCCACCTGCTGTTGCAGCGCCTCGTTCTCGATCATCAGCCGTTCGTTCTGGGCGGTGAGGATGCCGATGCGCTGCGCGAGTCGATTCACCCACACGTCTTCGACGGTCATCTGTTCCTGGTCGCTCATGCGGCCCTTCCTTCCAGTTGTTCGATACGGCGAAGTAGTGCCTGAACGGCTCCCGTCAACCGGACAGTGCCTCCGCCGTAGTCGACGGAGTTCGCCCATCCCGGCCGCAGGCTGTCGGGAGCGCAGACGTTCACCATCGCAGGCGTGACATGGACGTGATCCTCGCTGATGAATCCTTCGGCGTGCGTGCCGTCCGTGTTCAGATCGAACTCGACGGGACGCCAGCGCCTGACCATTTCGAGCGACTCGTCCGGGTCGAGCGGCATGATGTTCTCTTTGTGCTCACGCGACGAGAACGTCGTGTACGACTTCCCAGCGTTAATGAACGTGTTGCCACCGGTCGACAACATGAACTGCGCGCCAGTGATCGACTGCAGAATCACATTGTTGTAGCCAACCAACTGCGGGCCGTCCATCGCTTCGCCGGAACCGGCAGGCGTGCCGGTCGTGTGGTTGAGGCGATGGTTGTTGTCGGCCGATCCCGACAGCCGGATGTAGCAACCGCGATTCATGTTGAGCGATGCACTGACGTTCACGCCGGGAGCTATGACGGTGCCGTCGCAGAGGATGTTGCCGGATGTGTAGATCGTCTTGCCGCCATAGCACCGCATGTAGGTGGCATCGGTCATGTTCCAGCCGCCGCCCCAGCTTTCCCAATGGATGCCGGTGTTGCCGCGAACCCGGAACCAAAAGTTGTTGCCGCCGTAGACCTCACCCGAGAAATAGGCACTTCCGTTCACATCGAAGTTGGTGCCGTTGTGACTGAACAAGACACTGCCGCCAGTGGCGCTCGTGAACTGGTAGCTGCCCGACCGCAGCCACGCCGTGTCGGGCAGCTTGATCGTGCCGCCGCCACCAAGCAACGTCAGGAAGTCGGCAGCGGCGTTGATGTGGAACGGCGTTCGACCATTGGTCTGTTGATAGACGTACAAGTCCTTGGTGCCGTTGGCGCTGAGATCCTGACCGATCTGCCAGCCGGGGTCCGTACCGATGTTTAGCTGCGCTCGTTTGGACGTGGCGTGAGCCGAGTTGGCGATAGTCAACCCACCGGGGTACTGCGCTGCGTTGCCGCCACCAGCGATGACTTCGCCGCCGTAGTAGTTGAAGCGCAGCGTGCTCGCGGCACTGTTGTTTCGACTCTGCAACCCGCCCCAATACGCGGCGAGGTTCTGACCGATCGGTTCACCGATCATCAATGCCGGGTTGGTCTGATCGAGGCCAACCACGTCGCCGGGCGTCAGCTTCAACTTCGGCATGGTCGTGCCCCACAGCGCGTCGCTGTTGGTTGCCGAGTTCTTGACGAGGATGTCGCCGAGCACGCCACCGGGTGGCAGCGGCCCCCCGTTGACGCCGACGTTGACCCATGCCCCGCCGACTCGTGCTTTCAGAACACCCATGTCATCACCCCGTCACCGAGAACGAGATACCACTGAGGCTCCACCAACCCGACACTGTGCCGAACTGCGGGACCACCGCTCCACTTGACAGCACCTGGGTCTGCGCCCACGAATCGCTACCAAGGGTCGGCATGAGCAGATTGCCGCCTCCGGGGATGTAGCCAGCGGGCAAGGTGAAGATCGCGGTGTTCAGCGCGCCGCTCTTGATCAGCCCACGCAAATACACGATGTCGCCGATCTTGCGATAGCCAGCAGGGCACCATCCGAGGCCGTAGTTGACCCAGCCATTCTGAAACGTCGGTGCGATCCACGGCGTGGGAGCAAGGGCCGCGATCGCCGACTGCACGTCCGTCGCGGTCATCGGCGCGGTCGGCGTGAACGACACGTTCGATGCGGTGAGCGGAGCGGCAGCCTCGTCGGTGTCGTACCACAACTCGGCGGTCGGGTTGGTCCCGATCGGATCGGCTGCGGCTATCTCGACTTCGCTCGTGCCGCCGCCGACAACCTTGCCATCGACGTACTGCTTGGTGGCAGCCTCCAACGCCGCCGTGGGATCAGCGGGCAGCACGACAGGGACGAGGAACTTGCGACTCACCCGAGAACCACGACGCGGTATTCGTTGGCAGCGGGAGCGGTAGCGAACCGCAACGTCACGTTGTTGGTGTCGGTGCGCTCCACGTCGCATTCAACGGTGTCGAACGGTGTCGCCACGCGGTACACATTGACCGTGAGGTCTTTCGTGTTGAAAGCGTGCAGCACCGTATAGCTCGTCGCCGAGGTTGCCAGAGTGGCCGCGAACTTGCGCGGCATCCCGCCAGTGAAGGTGATCAGTCCGATCAACTCTGCGATCGTCAGGTCTTTGGGATCGGCTGCCGCCCCCCCGTCGTTACCTTTGACGGTGAGCGCGGGCATGTTCGCCAACTTGGCGTTGGTGATGCCGTCGTTGGCAACGCCGAGCGAATCGGCTACGACCGTCATCGTCGAGTCGCCGATCACGTTGATGGCGTTGCCGGTCATTGTCAGACCGGCACCCGCGCCAACTGTGCCGCCCCCGGCAAACTGCGCCCAGACGGTCGCCGTCGTACCAGGGATGATCGGACCGTTAGTCGTACAGACCCATGCCGTATCGCCCTGCGCGGTGCCCTCCATCACGTAGACCGCGGCACCATCCAACTCTCCAGCCGCATCGGCGTCGATAGCGCGCGCCCAGGCAGCCGAAGCCGCTACCCAAATCCCGTTCTCGGTCCCGAGAGTTTGGTTCTTCAGCAGAATGCGATCACCGGCAATCGGCACCACGCCGTCGATGGCGGCGAGACCCGAAGTGGCCTGATTGGCTGTCGACGCGACGCGCACCGAGTCCTTCCATGCCAGGCCCTGGATGGCGAAATCGACATAAGCCTTGCTCGCTGCGTCCGATGGCGACACAGGGTTGGCGACGTTGGTGAGCGTGAACCCGCCCATCGACACATTGGCGGTGGCAGCGGCGAGGGCGCTGATCGGAATGGTCGAGTGTTCGGCAGCGGAGTGAGCAGGCGAACCGTGGGTGTGATCAGAGCGAGCGACGGTGGTGGCAACGCCATCGGAACGAGCGATCCCGAACGTCGTTTCAGGCTGGGTCGCTCCATAGCCGACGCCCGCACCGCCCTGTGCCGCCACCCACGCCGCACCGTTCCACCAATACAAGATGTTGCCGACCGAATCGAAATACAACTGACCTTTGACCGGTGACGACGGTGCAGAAGCCAGGTTCTGCACGACAGCGTTCTGCAACTCGTTCTTGGAGAGGTCGATCGCGGTGAGGAACTTGCGTGACATGTCTGCTCCTACGAGAGGTAAGCGGTCCCGGTGAATCCGCCCGAGAACTGGATCGTCAATGTGTTGTTGTCGATGTGGGCGACATCACCTTCACATGTCGAACCACTGGAGTCGATCACTGTCACGTTGGGGAAGAACCCGAGGTTATGTTCGATCAGCCAACTGGCAGCGATCGTGTCCTGATTGTGGGTGAAGGCGACAGGTCCACCTGTCCCACCACCACCGCTGGTGATCGGCACCCAAGCCGCACCGACGCGCGCATAAAGAACACCCATCAGGTCAACTCCCAAACTGTTCCGGTCCAACGCTTGACGGGTTTGACGACCCAAGCGCTACCACTCCATGCTTTCATCGGTTTCGACACCCAGGCCGAACCATTCCACACTTTGAGGTAGCCAGGCGTATGTGGGGCGGTGTAGTCGGCGGTCACGTCGATGTGATCGACGTTGAAGGTCGCACTCTGCGTCACCGCTGCCCGAGTGGCGGTCGCTCGTATCTTGAAGTTGGCTGCCTTCAACTGTGCCAGCGTGACCGGGAACGTGCCGACATCGTTGCGAGCGGCAGTAGCGCGTGTGCATGTCACCGCCGTCCCGAGTGGCGTCGCCCCCGAGTACGCCTGGAACGTGACGGTGGCAATGCGAGTGGTGTTGTTCTCGAAGTGACGCAAGCTGACGCTGACCGAGTTGAGCGTGTCGGTGTCAGGGATCGTCGAGAAGTCATAGCCCGAGATTTCGATGTAGGCGGTCGCGCCTGATGTGCTCGATGTCCACACGGCGTAGGTGGCGGGGTTGGCTGGCGGCGTGCCATCAACGGCATTGGTGGTAGTCGTCCACGTCGTGCCGCTGGTGACCGGCGTGCCAGTGCCGCGCTTGGCGAGCGTCGTCATGTCGTGTCCACCCACAAGGCGTTGACGGCAGGGCTACCCGGTGGCGTCGTACCGACCGCGATCCCGGTACCGGGGATGCCTTGGATGCCTTGCGCTCCGGTATTACCGGTATCGCCTTTGGGGCCTTGCGGTCCGGGCACGACCGAATCAGCACCAGCAGGCCCGGTCGCACCCTGGATGCCCTGAATGCCTTGCGGACCTTGCGGGCCAGGCACAACCGAATCGGCACCGGCAGGCCCGGCCGGACCTTGGACGCCCTGCGTTCCCTGTGCCCCAGTGTTGCCGGTATCGCCTTTGACGCCTTGCGCTCCGGTATCACCTTTGACGCCTTGCGGACCTTGTGGTCCCTGCGCGCCGGGATCACCTTGCGGACCGGTCAGCCCCTGGATGCCTTGCGGGCCCTGCGGGCCGGGCACGACCGAATCGGCACCGGCAGACCCGGTCGCACCGGTCGGGCCAGTGGGACCAGGATCGCCTTGTAGACCTTGTGGACCGATCGGCCCCGTCTCGCCGGTCGGGCCTGTGGGACCGGGATCGCCCTGCGGTCCCGGTGGTCCTGGCGGTCCCATCGGTCCTGTCTCGGCAGGCGGCGCGGTAGCGTCGGGGTCGTACCACAACTCGTAGGCCCCGCCGGGATCAGTGAGGCTGATCGAAACCTCGTCAGTCCCGGCACCGGCCGGGCCCGCTGGCCCGGTAGCCCCTGTCGGTCCGGCCGGGCCCGGTGGTCCGGTAGAGCCTGCGGGCCCTCGGATGCTGCCGACATTGACCCAGGCTGTTCCGTTCCAGACCCAGCCAATGCCGTTGGAGTCGATCCACATGTCGCCGTCTTCGTGCGGCAACGGGTCCTGGGCGGTGGTGGGTGGGCCGGGTGAAGGGATCGTGCCCAGGAAGTCCCACGGCGCACCAGCGGTCAGCCCTTCGACATGGGTGATGCGGCGCTGTAGATCGAAGAACGCACGGCGTTCCGGGTCGCGGGTTCGCGACTCGAATCCCGCGCGCCCCCCAGTTGTCACGACGCCCGCTCTTGCTCCCTGGCGGCGCGCTCGCGGGCAGCGAACTGAGCGGCGATGGCGTCGAGTTCTTCGTCGCTGAGGTCTTTGGCAGGACGGTTGACAGTGATGTCCAGCTTCTGCGGCTTCAAACCATCAACGAGTTCCATGTACTTCGCAGCAGCTTGGACGTGCCGTGGATCGTCGTTGTCGGTGCCGGTGCGGTACAACGTGTCGAGCAAGTTCTGCTTCCGTTCGGGGCTACCGATCGTGGCGAGATAGTGCTGTTCCCAGTCGAGCAGGAACTGGCGCTCCTTCTTCCACCGGGTGAGCGTGTCGGGGTTGATGAAGTGCTCGCGCGCGAACGCCTCCTGTGTCGACGGTTCGCGTTCGCGCTTGGGCGTACACAGCCACTCGATGAATAGCTGGCGCTTGAAGTCTTCCTTGTCAGCCACCGCGTCTCATTGTGTCAGACTGCCATGAGCACGACCGACAATGGGAGGTCTCCATGCTTGCTGACATTGCCTCTGGCGAAGTCGACATCGCTGATGTGCTGTTCCTGGTGGCATTCATCCTGTTCGTGATCGCGGCGGTGATGGCGGCGATGGCACGCTCGATCGACTCGGTGATCGTGCGTGCCGGGTTCGCCTGCTTGGCGTTGGGGTGGCTCGTCCTGTAACAGCGTTATAGGGGTATCAATCCTCCGACTGATGTGGTACCATGTACCCCATGAGGATTGAGACACAGACAGTCACGCCGCGGGCTGATCCGCAGGATGTCACGGTGCAGATGAACCTGCGCGTGCCGTACTTCTACCGAGAGCAGTTGATCGCCGAAGCGCGCAAGCGCGGCATCTCGATCAACCGCCTGATGGTCAACCTGCTCGTCCAATCGCTGCCGCCTGTGCGATGAGGGTCTGCGGCATTGATCCTGGGGTCGATGGCGCAGCGGCACTGATCGACACCGATGACGGGGAGGTCGATGTCGTCGACCTCCCATCGGGCCCGCACGGCATCGACCCGGTTGCCTTGCAAGAGCTACTCACGGACACCTGGGGAGTGCGTTCGGTGTGGCTTGAAGACAACCGGGCCAATGGACGGAATGGCAGTCTCGCGAACTACTCGATGGGACGCACAGAGGGTTTGATCATCGCCACCGTGCTCTGCTCGCGAATCACGCTGTGGCGCGTCAAGCCGAGCCAATGGCAACGCTCGGTCGGACTCTCCAACGTGAAGTCGACCGAACGCAAAGAGGCGTCGCGGATGCGGGCCCGCGAACTGTTCCCATCACGGCTCGACGACCTGAAGCGCAAGAAGGATCACAACCGCGCCGAGGCCCTACTGATCGCGACGTACGCATGGACGGGGCCGAAGTGAGTGAAGCGACGGTGTGGTCCGAATGCCTGGCAGCCACCAACGAGATATGGGACGACCGCGAGGCGTACATCGAAGCGATCCTCGATCGACTCGGCATCGACCCCACGCAACCGTGGAGCGAATACAGCTACACGCAGGAGGGGTCGAAGTGAGTGTCACATCCCTCGGTCATGATCCATTCATGAGCACCTTGCGACAGTTCGCCGAGCACGGCGCAACCCGCAACGAACGCGAACTGGCACAGATGCTGCTCGACCTGTACCGGCTGACATCAACCCATCCACTCGTCGTCCACTACGTCGACGAGTTCACTCTGAAAGCAACAGCATGAGCCTTGACCTGGAAGACATCGAGCCAACGACGCGCACCGACTACCGGCGTGCGAACGGCGCACCACAGGTCGTCGTCGATGGCAAGGGCGAGCGCTACTCACGCCCCTCGTCGTTCGCCGACCCGCTCGACGACAAGAGCGCGCTGACGAACTGGCGGATCGACCGTGGCTGCCTCGGTGTCGCCGGGGATCGGGCCCTGCAGGCGCGGTGGTGCGCGCTCGACCTGGATGACAAGGGCCAGAACAAAGAGAAGACGAAGCTGCGTGACGATTCGATCAGCGCCGGGCGGGGGGCGCAGGCGGCTGACATCGGCACAGCGCTGCACGCGATGTCGGTGCGCTGGGAGCAGGATGAGAAGTTCTCGCCACCGGAGCCGTACCTGTCGTCGTTGATTGCGTACAACGAAGCGATGAATGAGTTGGGGCTCGTAAGTGAGCGCTTCGAGTTCCACACGGTCAATGTGGAATACCGCTGTGCGGGGACAGCGGACCGTCTGTACCGACTGACGAAGGATTTGATTGCGCCGGACGACACAGTGATTCGCATAGGCGAGTTGGTGATCGGGGACCTGAAGACGGGCGGCAAGATGGAGTACTCGATGCCTGCCTACGCGGTGCAGTCGTTCCTGTACGCGGGCGGTCAGTTCTACAACGTCGTCACCGATGAGTTCGAACCTACGCCAGTGATCAATCAGAAGTGGGCGCTGATTGTGCACATGCCGGTCGACGAGGGCATCTGCGAGTTCCTGTGGTGCGATCTGGAAGTCGGTGGCTTCGGTGCCTACATCGTTCAGCAGGTGAAGCTGTGGCGCAAGAACTGGCGCGCTGGCGAGTTCGAGTTCTCGAAGGCACGACCAATGGGACCGCCCGAGCCGACGACCGTGGGGCTCAACGACTGCTGCGACAACGGCAACTTCGGTGACGGACACGAGTGCTTGAAGCAACCCGCCCCAGAAATCGACGAGCCCGCCGTCAGCGTGACAGAAGACGGCGGGCTCGACGAACTCGTCTCGTGGGCGAAACTCCGACTGTCGTATGTTGCCCAGAACGAAGGTGCCACGAAACTTCTAATGCGGCTGTGGCCCGCAGGATTACCGACGCCGAAGCAGGGCGTCAAGACAGTGGATCAGGCGAACGAGATTCTGTCGCTGCTGTCGAAGGTCGAAGCCGATTTCGAACTCGGCTTCGTGGAGGGTGGACCGCAATCCAGCGGCCACCGATCAACCCGGAAAGGAAAGTAGTCATGCCTGTTGGTTTGAGTGAGATTGGGGGCGGCGGCAAGTCGTGGTCCCCGGAGACGATCGGCGACAAGATCGCCGGAACGATCCGCCTCGTCGAGCGGCGTCCGCAACGTGAGTTCGGTTCCGGCAAGGAACTGACGTGGGACGACGGACGGCCGCGTCTGTTGACCTACATCGAGTTGGAGACCGAACTCAACGAGGGCGACGACGATGACGGTGTCCGCGCCCTGTACGCCAAGGGTGGCAAGAACTTCGAGCCCGCCCAGGGTTCGGGCACGTCGATGGAAGTGGCGATCGCCGAAGCGGTGCGTGCCGCTGGTGAGACGGCGATCGAGGAAGGTGCCGTGCTGGCGGTGCAGTACACCGGCATCGCCAAGCCGACGACGCGCGGCTATCAGGGCGCGAACCTGTTCCGGGCCCAGTACAAGGCTCCGGTCTCGTCCGTGCAAGCCGACGACCTGTTCGGCGACTGACGTGCAGGCCGTGACCTGTGAGGGTTGCGGTCGTACAGCCGACCCCACCCAGGAGGCGATGTTCCAACTCGTCACTGGGTGGCGTCGGATGTATCCGTCAACCCAGGGCCTGCGCGGGCGTCGCTCCGAGCAGCGCTACGCCTGCCGTTCGTGTGTCGAGGCGTTCGAGAAGTCGGGCATGACGTGGCAGCAGCCCTCGCTGTTCGAGTCGCCATGAACCGTCTCCTGATCGCGTCGGGCGCAGCTTCCATGTTGTGTGTGGTTACATGCGTGGTTGTCGCTACCCGACGCATGGGTAAGGGGCCGGGCCTTCGGGCCCGGCCCCGCCCTGTCTTCGTGCCGTACATCAGCTACGACTACGCCCGCGCCGAAGGCTTCACGCCGTACCTCGTGCAAGGCAACTCTGTTGAAGTGGAGTGGCTATGACGTTCGGTGTCGACGAGTGCTGGTTCCCCGAGCGAGCGGCGTTGACCGCCTACTCCTACGGATGTCGATGCATCCGCTGCACCGCCAAGCGCAAGCGTTACGACGCCAAGCGCCCGCATCAATCGCGACGCCGGGTTCAAACGAAAGGGGCCTCCGAGCAACCCCGGCGTCAACTTCACAAGGTTCCACCGCCGACGTATCAGGAGCCGTACATGGGGCCCTGTCGGTGCGAGACCCCGCAGCCGCGCTTCATTCCGTGGTTCGGAGGCCACGAGTGCGCGGCGTGCGGGATGCCGATCCCGTCATGAACGACCGCAGCGGCAGCGCGCTGGCGACGGCGATGTTCACGATCGCTGTCGCCGCCGCGATCATCCTGCTGATCCTCTACGTGTGATGCGATTCGGCGAGGATGACCCGGTGTCATGGTGGCTGCCGGTGTTGGTGATCCTGCTGTGGCTGTGCCTGTGGCGGGCTGCCGTGTGGCTCGCCGGACAGGTGTAGCGTCGACAGTCCGTCCGGGGAATAGCGAAGGCCCGCCTGTGGAGGCGGGCCTTCGTCCATCAACCCATTGATGAAAGGAAGCGTTCTGGCGCTGCCATGAGTGACAATAGCAACGATACCGGCAACGGGATAGTCGATCGAGCACTCGTCTATTCGAGATACGGGCTGCGGGTGTTCCCGGTCCACACCGTCGAGAAGCGTCCGATGACCGGCTACGGCTGGGTCGAGTTGGCATCGAGCGCCACCAACCACGTCGTCGAAGACTTCACGCGGGCGGTCGAACAGTGGGGCGATCAGGTCTCGGTCGCCTGGGCGCTGGGGCTCGACGGATACATGGCGGTCGATCTGGATGTCGACGAAGCGCTGTTCCCGTCGTGGGTGTCCGAGATTATGTCGTCGGGGGCGATCAGCGTCACCAAGCGCGGCCTCCATCTGATCTTCAAGATGCCTGGCTTCGAGTGCGGCAACGGGACCGCAGGCTTTCCCGATCAGGGTTGGGGCGAGGTCCGCGGCAAGGGCGGCTACATCGTGATCGCCGGGCCCGATCGGGTCGGGCTCGATATCACCGAACTGAACCACGCCGGACCGTTCCCATATCCCGACTGGTTGAGCGAGTACGGCGGCAAGACCGACGTGGCGACGGAAGCGGAAGTGATCGCCTTCGCCAACCGCTGTGCGGGCGAGGGGACACGTCCCAACAAGATCGAGTCGATCCGCAAGGCGTGTGCCGACTGGAACCCGAAGCTGGCGGGCGACCCACGGCGGGGACGCCATCCGTACGCGGTGTGGCTGATGACGGCAGCCGCCGAGGATGCCCGCGACGGCTACTACAACTTCGTGACCGCCCACGCGATCATCAAAGAGTGGTGGCGCTCGGTGACGCCGCCGGAACGCCACGGACGCGAGTTCAAGGGGATCGTGACGTGGGCGGTCGGGCGGGCACTCTCGCAAGCACCCAGCCCGGCCGTAGAGCCCGACGAGGATGAGTCGCCTGACCTGCTGGGTGACAATAGCAGAGCCCTGATCCAGTTCAGGGAGCTACCCGACCCATTCGTGCTGCCAGCCATCGAATGGCACGCCAAAGGGCTGTTGATGAGCGGCACACATGGCGAACTCGGGGGCCCCGAGAAGTCGATGAAGTCGTATTTGGCGCTGACGACGGTGGTGGCGATCGCACTCGGAGTGCCAGTTCTCGGCCATTTCGAGGTTCCTGAGCGCCAGCGGGTGCTGATGCTGTCGGGCGAGGGCGGCGAAGTCGGGATGTTGCGCCGGGTCGAGCGTGTCACCGAGGCGTACGGGGCGTCGATCGCCGATCTGCGACCCTGGCTGCGCTACACGACGATGACAGCGCCGATCACGTCGCCGTTGATGCTGGATTCGGTCCGAGCGGCGATCGACGAGTTCGATCCGGCGATCGTGTGGCTCGATCCCTGGTACGCCTACGCTCCGGGCTCGACTGTCGCCTCGTCGGCACTCCTGACCGACATCGGCCAGGTGCTTTCCGCCTGGCGTCAGGCGGTCGGCGTGGAGCGCACGGCGATGATCAACCATCACCTGAACACCGGAGGGACCGGCGACGGCCTGCAGCGCCTGGCGGGTGCCGGGCACGCCGAATGGTGCGACTCGTGGATGCTCGTCGATCACCGGGAGAAGCCTCAGGTCGAAGAAGGCCGGTTCCGGCTGAAGCTGCGGGTCGGGAGCCGCCAGTGGGGCGGTGGCGACTACGCCATCGACCTGAGCCTGGGGCGGTTCGACCCCGAGTACGGCGTCCACATCGGCTCGATCCACTGGAAGGTGGGGCGACTGGCGGAAGCGATCGCCGAAACCGACGACGAGCGCCACCAGGCGACGATGACCGAGGCACAGTTGGCGATCAAGCGGTACCTGAGACGCCAGGGGCGTCCGGTGGGACGCAACGAACTGATCGAGGGCGTGGGTGGCAAGAAGGAGCGGATGAGGGCGGCGTTGGGCATCCTGATCGAGCGTGGAGAGGTAGTCGAGCGCTCACTGAAGGTGGCAGGAGCGGGCGGTCGACCCAAGATCGTGTGCTCGTTGGTGGAGGATTGACGTGACTTATCCACAGGGTTTCCGCCCCGGCCCTATTTGGGGTTTCCGCCCCGAATGGGGGGGTTTCCGCCCCGACATCGTACCTGCTCAGAGGGTTTCCGCCCCAAGAAACCCTTTCCGCCCCTGGGGCGATAACCAGTTTCCGACTTTCCGCCCCCCGCCCTATAGGGGGCGGAAACGAAACCCAGGGGGCGGAAACCTACTTATCCACAACCCAGAAGGAAGACCATGACCGATCACCTGTCCATCGTCGCCAAGATCAGCCGCTCCTACGGCACCAGGCCAAGCGCCAGCTTCGACGCCTTGATGGAGGCCCTCGACGGCTACCTCCACGCCCACGAAGGCGACGGCAGCACCTGGGAGTCCTTCGATCAACTGATCGTCGCCCTCAGCCACGCCTGCCGCTTCGGAGATTCGACCTGTCCCTGTGGCTCAGACACGCTCAACTGGCCTCATCGCCTACAGGAGTCAGCCGGTGGATGGCTGGCGCAGTATTCCTGCCGCGAATGCGGAACTCTCTATGACTGCTGGTGGAGTGACGAAATCTAGAACACCTGTTCGATGGCCTTCTGGAAGTTGATTACAAGATTTCGGTGGGACTCCTACAACTAATCTGCTGTCGCACCACGCCCCCACCGTCATGGGGGGAGGGGTAGGGGCGGGCCAGCCCCGATCGGGGCGGTGGATTGGTACCAATCAGCCGATAGCCTTTGGGGTGTGGAAAACATCCACACACGTCAGACCCGATCGGGGCTACGAACCCAAACAAGCACGGGAGCCATCATGGCCGCACGTAATCGTGCCAATGCTGCCGCGGGTCAGACACCCGCACCTGAGCAGGTCAGCACACCTGCCATCGTTGAACTGCCTGCTGCTGTCGTCAGCACTGCTGACGGACTGGAGTCAGTGTTTGCGGGCATCCTGTCCGACACTGCTGCGGGCAAGGCTGCAGCCGACGCCGATAAGGCTGCTGCTCGCGGTGTCAGCAAGACGCGGTTTGAACACACGATCGACAACATGGTGTCGATCGGCCGTCGCATCTGCTGCGACCTGGCACCTGTCATTGGCTACGATCCGGCGACCGTGTCGGGATCGACCATTCACAAGCAGGTCAAGGACAGCGAGTCCCTGATTCACGACAGCGACGCCGATCGTCGCAGCAAGTCCGGCAGTGAATCGCACTGGGAGCGGTGCGCGCGGATGTATCAACGCGACACGGCAGACCTGCGAGACAAGTTCATCACACTCAAGACGATGGCCATGAACAAGGACATCTATGCCCTCTGGCTCGCTGTCATGCTGGGATTCAAGACGCTGGAAGACTGCAGCCCCGACAGCAGCGTTACGGTCGACGCTGACGGCAAGGTCACTGCTGCTGTCGTCAAGGGACCGCGTCGCACTGCTGAGCAGGTCAAGGCTGCCGAGGACAAGGCTGCTGACAAGGCGCGCAAGGTGCTGGGATTGTCGGCCGACAATGTCCCTGAGCAGACACCTGCTGCTGTCCATCCCGCGCTTGCTGACCTGCTGACCGGCGACGCTGCTGCTGTCGACGCCATCTGCGACAGGTACGCGACGCTGCTGGGCAGCATGGACAAGGGAATGTGGGACATGATGTCCCTGGCATTCACGGCAGGCATCATGCAGCGCGATCGCATCGTCGCACCTGCTGACCCGATTGCTGCTGCTGTCGCTGCTGCTGCTGCGGCTGCTGCTGCCGTCACAGCCTGACAGCCCCGATCGGGGCTATCGATTCAATCCCCCGACGCCGCGAGGCGTCGGGGGATTCTTTCGCGCTCCGAGCCAGGCAGCCCCGCTCGGGGCTGACGACATTCGTCGCCTCACTCCGTGGGGCCACCCCCAACGCAACGACCGTCCGCACGCATCTGCGGATACGACCGTCCACGATCCCCAGCCCCGACCGGGGCTGGCACGCAATACCACCAACCCAACGTCCTGAAAGGACACTGTCATGACAACCATCCACCGGATCTACGTCGGCG